AGTAATGCCGTCAGTGGAAGTGGCGTAGGTTGCGGTATCCGAAGCCACAGCCATAAAGAGGCTGTTCCCAAAAACAACCTGACCCCAGTTTCGGGCGGATGGGAGTGTTCTGGCGGTCCAAGTAACACCGTTGGGGGATGTGGATGCAACGGTACTATTATAGGCCACCGCCACAAACACCCCGGCACCAAAAGTAACCGCATACCAGTTGGCAGTGGCAGACATGCCTTGATTTGTCCAAGTAACACCGTCTGTTGATGTCGCGGCGGCAGCGGTGTTGTAATTAATGGTTACAAAAACACCCGCCCCAAACCCAAGGGCTATCCAATTTCCGGTAGGGAGGTTATTTCTTACAGTCCATGTCGTTCCATCCGAAGACGTGGCGCTCCGCGTGTTTGTGTTTTGTGAGGTGGCCACGAATGTGCCGTTACCGTAAGCTATTCCGGGCCAATTAGTGTTAAAAAGGGTTGGGGTTGTGAAGCTAAACGATGTCGCAGGCGTATTGATCAGCGCCGCTAGCGCGGGGTAGCTGCTGTTTAGGTAGGACGTGGTGGCATTGTCCGCAGGCAAAAAGCTAGGAGCCGACCGAGGTCCAATCGCGTAGATGAACTCCCCCACGGCTGGGCCTGTGGTGCCGAAGTTAACGAGCGATGATGCGTTGGTGGCCATGATCAGGTCGCCTTAACGTAGGCCGTGGTGCCGAAGCGAGCAGGCACGACGGGAAGCACGAAGGTGGTAGCGGCTACGGCGTAGTCTATGGTGGCGGCTATGGTGCCAGTGGTGTTTGAGACGGTGACGAATTTATCAGCGCCAAAAGTAACGCTCCACCAATTTGATGAGGAGGGAAGGGTTCGGGCCGTCCAAGTCACGCCATCAGGCGAAGTGGCGGCAGCGGTTCCGCCAGAAGCCACGGCTACAAAGCTATTATTGCCGTAGGCCACAGAACGCCAAGCGGAGGTGGTTGGAAGGGTTCTGGCCGTCCAGTCAATCCCGTTGACCGAAGATGCCGCAATGGTTCCGCTTGTTTGAGACACCGCCGAAAACACGCCATTGCCATAAGCTATGTCGTACCAGTTGGAAACGGATGGCATAGTTCCTTGGGTCCAATTCACTCCATTGGAAGAGACCACGCTGCCAGAGCTACCAACAGCTACAGATACAAAAACACCATTGCCATAGGCTAAACCGCTAAAGTTGACCCCAATGGGGAGGGTTCCTGAAGTCCAAGTAATCCCGTCTGTGCTTGTTAGTGAGGTTGTTGAGCTTTGGGCCAGAACGACAAAACGACCATTTCCGTAGGCGATGGCATACCACAGAGCAGAACTGGGAAAGGCCCTCTGCGTCCAAGTGATGCCGTCTGTAGATGTGGCGTAAATCGTCGTGGCCGTGCCGCCGCTTGAGAACCCAACAGCGACAAAAACGCCGTTTCCATAGGCCACATTGAGCCATTGAATAGAGGTTGGAAGGGTTCTAGCAGTCCATGTGATGCCGTCTGTTGAAGATGCCGCTGAAGTGGAAGAAGTGGCAATGGCCACAAATACCCCGTTACCATAGGTCACAGAGGCCCAACCCGCGCTCGTCGGCAAAGTCCTAGCCGTCGTCGTATAGGTCACAGGCGTCACGGTCGGGCTCACAATCGCTGCCAAGGCCGGATAGGAAGACACCAGATAGGACGTGGTGTAGCTGTCCAGAGGCAGATAGCCCGGTGCCGTCCGCGCATAGGCGGAGTAGAGCCAGTCCCCAACCGCTAGGCCCGTGGTGCCGAAATTGAGAAGGCTGGCCGCGTTAACCAATTCTCATTCTCCAAGTGCCCGCGATGTACTCGAAGATAACGCTGACGCCCTTGGTCGAGAAGACCACGTCGTCGGACAGGGTGTTGATCGTCGAGCCGTTGCGAAGGACCGTGAGGTTGTTGGTCGCAAAGCCGTTGACCACGTCGGTCGTGCCGCTGTCGAAGATGATAATGGGCTTCTGACCCGCAACGGGCGTGGCTGGCAGGGTGATCGAGAACGCGCCCGTGGTGATCGTGTTACAGGCCAGCACGTCTCCAGCGACTGCCGTGTAGTTGGCTGTCTTAGTTTGGGCGGCGGCTAGGCCGCTTGAGGCTGGGGCTGAAGAAGTCCAGTCGGTACCGTTGAAGGTCAGCACATGCCCGTTAGCGCCACCCACTACGAACGTGGGTGCGGACGTACCGTTGCCGATCATTACGGCTTTGGAAGTCAGCGTCGCCAGCCCCGTGCCGCCTTGTGGCACGCTGAGGGGCGTGGTGAGGCCGCTGAGGGACGTAATGTCGCCGTTGGCACCGGAAGCCGCCGCGAGGATCGCCGCCCGTGCAGCGCTCTCCGACGCAGCCGTAAACACCGCCTTACCGACCACAGTGCCGCCAAGGTTGGTCAGGGCGTCCGTGGCCGTCGTGGCACCCGTGCCACCCTGCCCGATCACAACGGGGATGGGTAGACCCGTGGACGTGTCGGCCTTCACGATCTGCGATCCGGTGCAGTAGTAGATCGACCGAGCGTTCTGGGCGATCTGCGCCGTGGTGCCGCCGAGCGTCGAAATGCTCAGGATGTACGAGCCGCCCGTGCTGTTCGCCACCCAGTACTGCTGCACCGTAAAAGGTACAACGATGTTGATGTCGCCGAGCGGCGTGCCCGTGAAGGTGTACGCGATGCGGTTAAGCTCGGTGCCTGACAGGACGTAGTTGGTCACGCCAGCCGGGTTGCCCAGACCGGCCAAGCTGATCGACGTGTAGTCGAAGGCAAAGATGGCCTGCTGGCCGAGGCCGATGGTGTACCAGTTGAGCCCGTCAGTGGCCACGACCGCGCTGTCGCCCGGTGCCAAGGTCAGCGTCAGGCCGCCATTGATCGTCTCGACGCCCGCAGGGTCAAGGACCAGATCGCCCGTGCCGCTGTTGCGGATATTGACGAACCAGCCGTTGCCGACCGCCACGGCGCTGGGTAGGTTGAACGTGCCGAGACCACCGATCCACAGGTAGGTCGATGCCCGATCCGGTGCGCCGAGGCTCTGAGGCGTGATGGCCGTGCTGTTGACCGTGCTGGTCTGGGCCAGTGTCGATCCGATGGCCACGATGCCGTAACCGGCCAGAGCCGACGCCTGAGCCTGAGCCGTGGACGCGCCGTACTTGAACGAGCGCCACGATCCGGCTGCGGTCGTGTTGTCTGTGAGGTAAATCTGCCAGACCTCACCGGCTGCCAGAGACAGCAGAGTGGCACCGGCATTGCCCTTGATCGTGACAGTGCTCGGGCCGAGGTTGTTGAACAGCACCGTCTGGCCCACGCCCGTGAGCATGGCGCTGGGGAGGGTGATGGCATACGCGCCGGTCGGCGTGATGTCGATGATGCTGGCGACGAGATTGCCGTCTGTGCTGCGCTCCAGAGGCCACTCAAGCGTCTCGTCGGCTGTCAGGGCCAGCGCCAGATAGGACACGTCCGAGGGGTAGATGGTCGTGCCACCAAAAACCTGCGTAAATGACATGGTCTAGGTTTCCTTCCGAACGGCGGAACGGTCAAGAATTTTGGCGAGGTCTTCGCCGTTGAGCATTTGGGCCGCCCGGTCGTATTGGGTCTGCCACACGGCGATGCGCTCGTCGTTCTTCAGGAAGGACGTGGCCTCAAGCAGTGTGCCGTAGAGGAGCAGTTGCGGGGCGTACTCGGTCAGCCAGTTGGTCTGGACGCTCTCGTCCAGAAGCTGCGGCAGCTCATAGTACAAGACCTCGAAGGGGTATGCGGCGTCCGGGGCGGGGACGATCAGCCAGTGCGAATAGTCGTACTCGCCGTAGAAGACGGGCTGGCCGGTGAGCGTGTTGTCGGGCCAGTAGGCTCGCATGTACTCATAGCTGCGTGTGAAAAGCTGCGTGCGGGTGTTGTTGGTTGCACCCGTGCCGATGCTCATGGAGACGGTGTCGCGCCAGCGGTCGGGCTTGGCGTACACGTCCACACCGGCTTGGAAGTTGCCGGTCACCACATTGATGAAGCCCTCGACCTTAAGCTCGCGCGCGATCCGGCGTTCGGCCAGATTGATCAGGCGCGGGATTTGCTCAAAGACCACGGGGTCAGACGCATAGGTCGCGCCGCGCTCAAGGTAGCGCTGCACGTCCTCTTTTAGCGTCGTGAATGTCGTGGTCGTGGCCATGAGCTATCCTATCACTTTTTCTTCGGTTCCGCAGCAACCTTCCAAGCCCCTATGGCTAGACGGTGGCGGGTGGCGCAGTCCTCATATTTGCTAACCACATCGACCTCCCAGATGAGGCGTTCTGGGTCAATGGCTGGCGACGGCGGCAGTGGCAGACTTGGGCAGTTCGCTGCCAAGTTCGCCGGAGGCGGCAACATTGGCGTCTGCGACACTATTGACGAGCAGCCCGTAAGGAAGAGCAGGAACAGCGCAAGAAGGGTCCACTGGAGGAGCCTTGCTGTAGAGTTCGCGAATGGTGGTGTAACGCTCCACAGCCACCCGTGAGGCCCGCTCACGCTCTTTCTCGTACTTCGCCGACACCACATCTAACTGCCCCTGTAAAACTATGCGTTGACCCTCTGCGGCCTTGAAGGCCTTTGCGGCTGCGGACTTGGCCGCGCCGTCTCGGATGAAGTATCCGTTGGCGCAGCCGAGGACGAAGGCCCCAACGATAATGCCGATGATAACAGCCAAATTGCTCACGGCTTGATGCTCCCATCTGGGACGAGCGCGGCGATCACACCCACGGCCACAGACACGTATGACCAAGGCGCGGGCAGGGCCGAGGCTGCGGTGACACCCGCGCCGATCAGCATCCACGTTGATCGCTCGCTCAGGCGAGCCTTGATGAAGCCAATCATTTGGCAATCCCCGGCGTGTAGACCATCTTACCGTTGACGACCGTGGCCGTTAACTCTTGTTTACGGTTTGGCGTGTGGGCCTTGTAGCTGACGTGGACCCATCCCGAACTTGGGATACCCGGCTTGTAGCACTCGAGGATCAACTGGTCATATTCGAGGTGCTTCTCAATCCAACGCGCCAAGTCGCCGTTGGACATGCCCGGAACCTCGATGTCGGCGGCTTCGCCTTTCGGGTGCTGACTTGAGGAAGAGCTACCAACTATGCGGTTAAGCTCTGGGCCTCGGTATCCGGAGGTGACGATGACGGGACCGAAGCGCTCGCGGATCGGCTCAAGGACGTGTACGCACAGGGCGCGCAAGGCCTCACGGCACGCAGGGGGAGGCAGGTTGTCAATGCCAGCGCGGTCGCCCGCTTGGCTTTTGATCATCTCTTCCAGCGTGAAGTGAGGGCTCAGGTTCATCCGTTTAGCTTTATCACTATGTTGAGAAGCAGAAGGATCAAGGTCCCCGCCGCTCCGATAAGGATCATTTCAAGACGTTTCAGGCGCGCGTTGATGCCGAGGTATCTCTCAGCGCAGACGGCCTCGTGCGTTTCAAGTTTCGCTTCGACCTTATCGGCCTTGGCGGACGCCGGGAAATCCATTGCTAGAGACATGATACGCAGCCTTACTTTAGGTTTTTGAGTTTGTAGATGGTGGACAGGTAGATGGCCGAAATCTCATCGACGATGTTCTCGAGGGGTGGCATCTCGTAGGCGATCTCGCTGCGGTGCTCGGCAATCCACGCGCTCTCTTCCTCGAGGTGGTCGATGATGTCGCTGGCCGATGCGGATGGGGCCGGGATCGCGCCAACGAGGCCGTGAGCGCCCTGACAGGCCTCAACCAGCTTGTCCAAGGTGTCGATGACGCCGTCGTAGAAGGAGGCGAGCGCCATGTGCTGCGCGTATGACTTTGTGCGCCAGTGTGTCCAATGTGCAACATTGCGAGTGTAAAACACCCGCGAGATTAGCTCTTCGATCATTGTGCGGCTCCTGTGGGGGTGGAGGAAGCGCCGTCAGTGCGGAGGACGGACACACGACGGCGCTTCGCCTCGGCGGGAGCAACGCCGAGCCAGTTCTGCGCACTGGCAGCGCGAACGGGGTTTGACCAGCTCATCATACGGTTAACGGCACGTCTGGGCGCACGAAGCGCAGGGTGACCGTCTCGGTCTGACGAGCAGGCAATCTGTAAGGATCGTAGTCGTCGCGGTCTGCCGAACAGACCATAAGCCCCGGAATGTTGCCATCTGGCATCAGGTCGTCGAGGCTGAACTTGCGGCTGCACCGGGCGCAGAGGCCGATGCCGAGGGTGCCCTTGCCGCGTGTGTCGAGGAAGACGCTCATCGGGTGTACATCGAAATGTTTGGCGCGATGGTCATCGGCGAGTTATCGCGCTCTTCCATCTGCGCGATGTTGAGGGCGATGGCCGCCTTTTGATCGAGCATGGGGATGATGCCCGGATCGACCTCAATGATCTCCATGGACATCTTGGCCGCAAGGCCCGCCACCAACGCCTCATACCAGCGTTGGGGCACCTCGACCTCCTGCGTCATGCTGCCAACGTCCATGATGTAGCGCTGGCGCCAGATAACAAGCTGGCTGGTGGTGGCGGCACTATTCGGCACTGGCCACATGTGCATGATGGGTTGACGGACCTGCCTGTCGAACCAAAATTGCAGGGGCCGAGATGACTGAAAGAACTTGTTAGGGAGCGCCGTGTAGTCGTCGCGGTTCATGCGCGATAGGGGTATCTCGGTCGGGGTGTTGCCCAGATAGACATCAGCGGCCGAGAGCGTGCCGCTGGTGGCCAATACGCGGAAGTAGGGGGCGGCGATGCTTGTGTTCAGATCGTACCACGTCCACTCGCCGCTGACGGCTGTGGGGGCCTCTGACTGGATCGTCGTCCACGCCACGCCGTCGTCTGATCTTTGAAAGTCTAAAGGAACGGACGCCGACGACCACAGAACGCCAACGGTCGTGACGAAGGTGTCGCCGCCGAAGTCCGTGGTTACAGACGTAGATGTGATGGTGTCGGTGCCGGTTACCGGCTGAAGACTGCGAAGGCTGCTATTGAGGATGTCCACAGTGGAGGACGCTAGGGTGACATCACCCTGCCCGTCGTAAAGCGGAACCAAAACCTTCTCGATACACCACAGTGGTGTGCCCTGATTAGCCAACTCGCCGAGCAGCAAATAGAGCTGGTCTTTGGCGATGTCGATGTGCTCGGATGTGATCTGTTCGGCAGGCAAGCGGCATCGGCGGATCGCGTTGTCGATCACTTTACGGGTGTTGAACACCGTCTGCGATGTCGTGCCTGAAAATGCCATACTGTCCTGCTCATCGGGTGGGGCAGCAGTCTGCTATCGAGAGCAAACATTTCTGGCTATGTGTGGACTATAGAGAAAAGGGCGTCGCTTGTAAACGACACCCTTTCTTAGTTGGTTAGGAACGAGGCAGGTATGGATTGCGCCCGTAGGAGGGCGCGAGGTTGCGTCGGCCACCAAGATCAAGGCCTAGGCCGCGATCCATTTGAGCCTGAGCGGCCATTTCCTGTTGGGATTGCAGGGTGGCTGCTTGGTCGGCGCGTTGTC